GCCAGGAAAAAACAAAACCCGCGAAGCGGGTTAGTAAAAATGTACTGAAGTCAATGACGTGCCATCACAGTTAAAATATGACAGACTCTATTTACGTAGAGATGTCAGACTGCAAGATCCAAGGGAAGATCAGAAATATCCTTTAATCTTTTACCATTAACCATCACGGAAAGCATGTCAGCTGCATCGCTGAGCCCCAGTATTTCAACTGCTGATATAAGTTCATAAAGCGCAAAATGATACACGCAATCTATATCACCAGTACCAAGAGCAATAGACGCCAGACGACTTGGAGTAGGCTCAGCAGTAACAACCATTACATGAGGGAGATTTCCCTTACGGTTGCGAATAAGATTTAATGCCTCAGAACGAGCATTCTGGGCCCGGTCGCTTCTTATTGTCCATTTGCAGGAAATACTTGCGTGTAATATTGGTTTCCCACCATTCGAACTCCTGAGAGCTGACATGCGGGTAACAGAATCATCCACCAGTAATTCAGGACTGTTGATAACTTGATCACATTCAGGTTCTCTTTCAACAATAATATCTGGTGAAATCGTATAATCACTCCCCAGTGCAGCAGCTAGCTGAGGATTACTTTTTGCAGCACTATCCAATGCTATAAGATGGGCATATTGTTCATATTTAGCTATCTCTAATCTGTTTCTACCAGAAACCTGATGTACATTCCATTTTCCAGGGCGTAAGTGGCTGAGTTTAAAAAAGGTTTTTTCTATAAACTCTGCGCAGATACTCTCAAACTGATTACCAGATGTTTGCCCTGCAACACGTTCACCAATCGTTTCAGCCTGCAAGAAGCGAGCAATTTCTCTTGCTATAGCTTTACTGTTTTTGTTACTGCTATCTGCGTTACTAACAACTCCGGCAGTATTAATTGTGAGCGTATTCAGTAACAATTGGGCATGAAACTCCTTTCTGGCTTCAGCAAAACCAACTATGCTGTCAACCAAATCTCCATTCATTTCTGGATTTCCTTCAGGCTGCTTGACTATTCTTACTGATGTTATTCTTATACCGTCCCTGCAAAACTCCATACACATATTGTGCGATTTTTGCCGCAAATAGCGGTGGAACAGCATTCCCGATCTGCTTTGCAATCTCAGTTTTTGAACCGGTAAAAATGAAATTATCAGGAAAAGACATTAATCTCGCTGCCTCACGATGAGTTATTGGCCGATCCTCTTCCGGATGTAAATATCGCCCTTTCTCCGGTTTGAAAAACTCAGTACGAATCGTTACTGAAGGTCTGTCCCACCACAGACGTCCAAACAAATCGGTCCCTCCAGATTTCTTTTTTAGCCAGCACGCCGGGGTTATATCAGGTCTTTTTTTCTGTAAATCGAAACGGTTACCTCCTGGTGGAACCGCTTTATATCGCTCCAGAGAAACAGGTGTGGGATTACGCCCAAAATGTAAGTTCAGCGGAGGAAGTTCATTACGAATATCAGTTCCAACAGGAGCAGGTAAGTCACCAATTGCATCACGCGTACAGACCCATTCAGGCAAAGCGACATCCTTATCAGGGGAACGATGCGTTGGTGCTGGCGGGAACGCCGGAATACTATGCACATCGAAGAGTTCTCGTTTGATACCGATTGCTATCGTTCGTTTTCTTGTCTGAGGTACTCCATAGTCAGCAGTATTCAACACCATTGGATTAAGCAGAATAAAGCCCATGGATTTCGCTCTAAACGTAATGTCCGCAAACTCATCGCTTATCAGCAATCCGGGGACATTTTCCATGACGAACATACAAGCCCTTGAACGCTCAATGACATCCATATAAGGCTCCCACAATGCTCTTCGGTGATCACCATAACGATTCTTATTCAATAAACTGAATCCCTGACACGGGGGGCCACCTATGACCACATCAGCCTCAGGAACAGTATTGCTGGATGCCCACTCCTCAATATTTGCCTGAACTCCATGCAAACCAAAATTGGCATTGTAGGTATTTATAGCTGCAGCATTATTATCAATAGCAAGGATACTTTCAAAGTAGTCAGACATCTCTCCATGAAGAAAACCATAAGATAATCCACCTGCCCCACAAAAGAGGTCTATCACTCTGAATTTATTTAATTCTTTCATCCGCATCCATATGCCTCAGATTAATGTTGAGCGTCTTACAGGACGCGTAATGTTAACTGGGGCTTTCTCTATCTGCCTTTTGGTGTTCATGCCTGAGGCAGACAGCCTCAGGCACCCGCAGCAATTCTACTTAACTCACGTCACCTCGCCAATATGAAATCAATCAGAAAGGTGATCCATAAAATCACTCCTTCTCTTCTTTTCCGTAGTGGAGTTGGCCAATTTTGATAAGAGGGCGTCCCTGAGATTTGCGGTGTAGATTGGTATCGCGCAGAGAATACACACAGCCACAATATTCCTGCTGATAGAATTTTTCGCGCTTGCTGATTTCAATCATACGGGACGAGCCGCCCTGCTTGCGCCAGTTATAATCCCAGTACACCATACCCGGATAATGCGCAACAGCTCGCCGCCCACACTCGTTAANCTGATCACACTGAAACCATTTTCAGCAGCGTACAACGCTGTCCGCTCAAAACGCATGTCAAAACACATGGTACAACGGATCCCCCTCTCAGGCTCCCATTCCATTCCTTTGGCACGTTCAAACCAGTTGTCGGTGTCGTAATCAGCATCGATAAACGGCACGCCGTGTTGTTCAGCAAAGCGAATATTTTCATCCTTACGAATTAAATACTCTTTCTGAGGATGAATGTTCGGGTTGTAGAAAAAGATGGTGTAGTCGATTCCCGAGGCCTGAAGCGCCTCCATCACTTCACCGGAACATGGAGCACAGCAAGAGTGCAGTAGTAGTTTGTTTGCCCCGTTTGGAAGCTCCAATTTAGGCCGTTTGAAATCAGCAATAGTCATAAATATTTTTATTGGGGTCATGAAAATAGCACAGAGTGTAGCATCAGAGCAGGGCTATCGGGAATATATGTCTAAATCTGGTAATATCTGGTTTTGACGCAAAGCGGACAACCACGCTGGCTCTACCCTGCGCCATGAAAATGTCAATTCACATCTGAACTAATGCTCTTTAATCTAGTAACGTCTAAAATACCTAACATTTCCTTGATAAAATGCCAGTACACGCTGCATAGCTTCGCTCTTCCGGCACTCGCGACAGATTATGTTCATACGCCTGTCGTAGCGGCGTATTTCTCCGTCGGGTAATGTCCAGATAAGGCCCGGATCAACCACAACAGGTTTCTTCACCTTTGCACTCGAGAGTTTTTTGCGGGCGTTTTGCCAGTCCTTACGAGCCTGTTCTGACGGGAACAACCCATAGCCAGAGTGATATACATCACCACTGGCAACCAGCTCTCTGGCAAGAACGCTCATCAGATATCTTGTCGCACCTGTCTTGGCTTCCAGTTGCCGTAACGTCTCGCGCCCACTCCGGCGTACTAGCTCAACAACCTGCCCTTTAATTTTTTCCCGCTCTTCTTGTGTAAATACTTTTTCCATAAGCGCCTTCGGCAATCACTTTTCCGATACAACACGGCGGGAAGAATCAGTAATCTGTCGAACAATATCCCGGTGCTTGTTCAGCTCCCGCAGCGCGGCGCAGACTCGCTCCCACTTCTGAACATCACTTTTCGCCCTGCGCAGCGCCAGGTTTGCCCTGCGAAGGGACGGAAAAATCAGCTCATCTGCTTGCGTTTCGGTAAACGATGGCAACGGCTGCACAATGTCCGCCACAGTTTCTGTTTTAATTTCTTCCTGTGTTGCGGCTTCCCGGACTGGTAACGCAGCACCTGCTGGCTGAGGAAAGGCCTTACCATCACTTTCCGTTACCAGCGCGGCTTTCGGCTCTGCTGGTAAATTATCGCCCGGCATGCAGTAACGAAATTTACCGTTCTGATTAACGCGTGCCAGCCGCCCCGTTGCGGTTACCACCGCCAGCGTGGAAGCAACCTTGCGAGTACTGACACCGAACTTACCCGCCAGTTCCTCACACGTTTTAGCCCCATCCTGACCGATAAACTCAATCATCATGTCTGCGGTAACTTTTTGTTCGACCTCCCTGGTCAGCATATCCTGTGCTTCAGATTTTACTGGCCGCTCCTCGGTTACCCGGGATTCACCTTCGCCAGCCAGAAACCAGGTGTGACCAGTTTTATCAACGACGCCATTTCTTTTGAGTTCCCACAGCTCGTTGACAGCCTCTTCACGAGTGATTCCAAGGCGAGCTGCCACCACATGTGAAGAGGCTTTTTTCAGTGCTTTCAGTGCGTCAGATACGGTTTCCATTAAAATTTCCTCCGGACAAAATTACTTCACAACCCTCATATTGCTGACATTTGGACGCCAGCTATCCCAGTTAAACGTCACCCATCGACCACCGTTCATGGTCATGCGGTCCATAATCCTCTCACCAAGAAGCGTACTCATTGCGGCATGATTCAGGTTTGTTAACATCCCGACACTGCACAGTGATGCTGTCCGGCGATCAATTATCTGGTGCAATACCACCTGCTCGTTTTTCGTCTCCCGCTGAACGCCTATTTCATCCAGGACCAGCAAATCAACCCCGCAAAGCTCCTGTAAAAATTTTTCCCCGGATTTGCCGTTGTCGTAGCTGTCATGCAACACGCTCATGACGTCAGACACGGTGACGATAATCACGCTGCGCCCCTTCACCATCAGCCGGTTGCCCATCGCCGCTGCAAGGTGATTTTTCCCGGTGCCGGTTTTACCGCTGAACACAAAATTCGTGCACCCGGTCATCAGTTCGTCAGCTATGGATTTGGCCTGGCTCAGCGCGTATTTTTGCCCGTCGTTCTGCACCTGATAATTTGCAAACGAGCATTTGCTGTGCAGAGGCTGGATGCCCGAACGATTCAGGATTTTTTCCACCCGCAACTGGCGATTCTGGCGGTTAATCTCCTCGCTGCGTTTTCGTCCTTCAGCAAGTTGCCATTCCCGCCACTCCTCCACCGTCCGGTACGGTGGAACCGACCCCTGTGGTGCAAGTCTGCGAATACGTTCAAGAACCCCAACTGCCGCAATGTTTTTCATGACACGTCACCCCCTGAATCCCGGCGGTATTTCAGTGTCCGGTTCAGAAATGTGATTCACGCAACGCTGCGCAGGCGAACGCCCCAGGCGGATAACCAGTTCATCCCATTTTTCCCGGAGTTTTGCCGGACTCATGATGTTTTTTACCCAGAACGAATCCCGCTGGAGACGCCCAAACATTTCACAAATTTGTCTGTGAGTTCTGCCATCCAGCATCCGCATTGTGCGAACGTCATTGGCCCATGCTGTCCAGTTGGGTTCTTTCGGTCTAGTGATCTCGCCATCATAGCTGGCCGCCTGCTCGTAAAGACTCACGATTCGTCCCCAGATCCACTGTGCGCACACCAAATCTTCCTGACTTCCCCACTGGCGTTTTTTCGCACTGAACACAACCGCGTCAGGGTGTCGGGTTAAAAAATCCTGTTCAGCCGTCTGCGGGTCCGGTTGCGAAGCGTCCGGACAAGAAGATCTTTTATCTGACGGTTCAGGTTTTAATACTGACGGATCGGGGTCAATCATCGCCCCCCTAATCGGCAGTTTTTTATCAACAGTTGATCCATCAAAATTTGACGGGTCAACCGTTGAGGGGTCAATATTTGACGGGTCAACTGTTAACGGGTCATTTTTTGCCGGGCTAATTTTTCTTTTCGGTTTATATGACTCACGCGCCGCCGCCGCAGCTGCTTCGAGTTTTTCCACATTAAGCCGATAGATATTGCTTACATTACGCCCACCGACCTTACGCTCTTCCTTCGTCAGCCAGCCCTCTTTCGCCAGTTCTGCAATAGCCGATTTCACTGTGGATTCACTTCTTGCACCGATCTGACGCCGGATAGTTTCAATGGCAGGCCATGACACACCCTCGTCATTGCTGTAGTCTGCAAGACGGGCCATAACCGCCACCCTGGATAAGATCATGCCGGTGAAGGCGCACCCTTCCCAGACAAGACCATGAAGCTTGCTGCTCATAAAACCCCCGAACACCGTGCTTTTAGTGCATCACCACAGCATTCCCTGCCGGGCCGCCGCGATTCATCTGGTCATACAAAACAACCGCTGACGCAACAAAATCGTCGACATCCTTCACCAGCCGATCCCGCCGTTCGACAATCTCCCGGTAATACTCAGAGCTGTGACTGCGCATACGGGCCACCAGCAGAGGCGGCATTGCCTTTTCGATCGCCGGTAACAGAGCCTGAATTTTTTCAACAGCATCAGGGGTGTCTTTATCCAGCCAACGGAAAATTTTCTGTGTATTACGGGCCAGGGCTTCCGGATGGCTGTCGTCGTACAGTTCAGGGAACGTCATCCCCAGTTCGAAATAAGTCCGGGCTATTTCAGCTGCAGGAACTTTCTCACCATCAGGGTATGCCCAAGCATTCATCGCCATGCGGATGTGCTCATGTTTGATTTTCATGAATCATTTGCCTCTTGATGCTTCGGGTATGATCGTTTTCGTCATTTGGTTGCTTCATCGACATATTCTGCGAATAACATGACGAGCGTCGTAAGTATGTCCAATCAACATCAGGACGAAGTTCTTCACACAGGACACCACCTTTTGTTGCTCGTTCAATCGCAGGACATCTCTCAGCAGGCAACTGACGTACACCTTTGATCCATTGATTTACGCTTGGAGGAGATACACCTAAAAGCCTAGCCATTGCTGATTGCCCACCGACAACAGCACAAGCTCGTTTGAATGAATAGTTATCTTTTTTCATCGAATGAACTCCAAAAAACACGCAACAATATTAGGCTTAGCCTAATGCAATTGTCAATAGGCTATACCTAACACATCGAGAGTAGGGATTGCCTAACGCGATGCGCATAGGAGACTATTAAGCAATGCTTAGTGGTAAAGACTTAGGCCGAGCGATAGAGCAGGCCATTAACAAAAAAATTGCATCAGGAGCCGTCAAATCAAAGGCGGAAATCGCACGTCATTTCAAAGTCCAACCACCATCAATCCATGACTGGATTAAGAAAGGTTCGATAAGTAAAGACAAACTTCCAGAACTATGGCGTTTCTTTTCTGATGTGGTTGGTCCAGAGCATTGGGGGCTTAACGAATACCCCATACCAACCCCATCCACTTCAGATACAAAAAGTGAACTTTTAGACATAAACAGCCTTTATCAAGCCGCCTCTGATGAAAAAAGAGCAATTGTGGCTTTCCTCTTATCTGGAAATGCTACGGAGCCTAGTTGGGTTGATCATGACGTTCGCGCCTACATTGCCGCAATGGAAATGAAGGTAGCTAACTATCTGAAAAATCAAGAATCAAAACGGAAAAGCCAGAACATCACCAAGACAGGAACTTAAACTTATATGGTCCGACGGGAAATTCCTAGTTCCCGTTAGTTAACTCCTACTACCTCTCCCACAAACCATCACCTATTAGGTCGCGCCCAGATTATTAGGCATAGCCTATTGACAAGTAATTAGGCATTTCCTATAGTTTTCCCATACCAACCCATCCCGTCCCACACAATACAGGGCAATACCTCGAGTTACCAGGCAGTGGTCAGGGGTTAAGTAGCCAGCCCGAGGCGTAAGAACATGACGGCAGGGTTCAACTTTAATAACTATGCAGCAGGTTTTTGT